TGTTCTGTCTTTTGACCATACAATATTAAGAGCAAATGCTCCTTGTAGCTTGAAGTCAAATGCTACCTTTTTCAAGACCTCGTGTAGTGTTTCATTTGAATTAGCATTATTCATAAAGTTTTGAAGTTTAACTCTTGCTTCTTCATCTCTATCTTCTTCATCAGAAATAACTATATCTTCTGCCGAAATCATTTCAGCTGTAGCATTTACGATTGCAGCCGTTATAGAACTTGAATAGTAAAGGTCAATTAAGAACTGTGGGTATAGGTTTCTCCATTCGCCATTTGCGTCGCCGTACTCAATGTAATCCTTTCCTCTAACCTCTTGTATTAAAGGAGCTGTTGAGGTGCTTAAATCTACTGAAATTATTTTATCCATTTTATATGTTTGCTAAGTAAGTGTTTATGTTTGAAGTTAAAGTTGAATCTATTTTGTCATAAATTTGAACCTCAAAAATCTCGCCATCAAAAGAGTTTACATTAGTAGCTCTAATTCCTATTGCGTCAATATCTGAAGTACCTGTAACTGTGACAGCACTTGTTTGTGCAACTCCATTAACTGAAAATTTAACCAAATTTGATGAACTTCTTGTAATAACTACATATACGTCTGTTAAATCTCCATCATTTACTATTAAATTACCTAAGTCTGCGTCAGTCTTTACTCGTAAGCTAGTAGCAGAAGTTATTTTAAAATATTCATTAGAAGTAGTGTTATCTCCTATAATAGTGTTGTTAGTTCCTGTTGCGTTCATTTTAAAACCAATAGTAAACTCACCACTTAAACTAATTTGAGTAGTAGTTTGTAGATTTTGTGATAAAGAAGAATCGAAAGTTAATGAGCCTGTAGCTGCATTGTAAATAGGTCTTTCCTCAGAGGTAGCTTGTACCATATCGTGACTGTTTCCTGAGGAATCTAGCCAATCAGTAACTTCAACTCCACTTACTCCGATACCAACTTTGTTCTTATACCAAGCAATTAAATCTGATTCATCAGAAGGACTCCAAGGAGTAACTGTACCTGTCTTTTTTGTTGATACTAGACTAAGAGCTTGTTTTAAAGCTAACATTATATTACTTGATCATAGTAACATACAGCTAATCCACTCGTCAAAGTAATTGCCGTTACGTTAAGAAACAAAGTAGTCCCTGCTGCCATTGTCGTATGTAGACTTGCAGCTGAACTTCCTGCACCTGTTTGAATATTAGAAGCAGCTATTGAAGCTATTACGCTTTCAGTTACAAAGTGAACTGCATAGTAGTCTTTTCCTGTCATAGCTGTTGTCGTGATAACATCACATCTATTTTTTCCTAATTGCTCTGTTAAGAGTTGTTGTACGTTTTCTATTGCCATAATTTTGTTTTATTCGTTATATATATAATTTGTTGATGGTGGTGCTTCTCGTTCTGTATATTGTACTTGTTCTTCCCCTATTTGTTCGCTTACTAATAATTTTCCTATTTCTATTGCTTCCGTATAAACATCTCCACCTGTTGAATTGTACGATCCGTTGAACGCAAAAAATATACTTCCTGAAAATGGGAAGGTAGTCGGACAACTTGTAGGGTCATCTATATATTCATTATTAGAACATAAAATAGCGTACCTTGAAGGGTACGTTGAGCTTGATATTGGATTAATATTATTATATGTGTCAATTAAACTTCCATCCTTCCATAGTTCAACTGTATAAGGTGGAATTAAACTAGTACAAGCTATGTTCATAACAACGCTTTCAGGTTGTGTAGTTATTGTATGAACGTAAGTCAAAGTAGTATTATAAACTCTTATTTCAGAACCTATTGTAGCAACTGAATCTATAAAAAAGGAATTAAAATTTTGGTATCTTTCTACTCTTGTAAAATAAAGGAATCTAGCAGGGTCACCTACATCACCTTGACAATGTTTAGATAATATTTGTTGATTTAAAGAAAATCCTCCTGTTGATGGTGGTGGGTTACAGGTATCATATTCCGTAATAGTATAAGTATCTGCGACTAAAGGCGTGATTTCATAGACATTAACGTCCATATTTCCTGAATCTATTACTGCTCCTGCTACATTAGTACACTGCCAAGTTCCAAACTCTGTAGGATTAGGTGGACAAGGACCTCCTGAATCATCCCAATCAGCCACATATATTTCATACTTCCAATATCCATTTGGGTTAAAATCTATAATTCCACCTGAAACATCTTCAGCTAACGTTCCCCCCTGAGTTGAATATATTGATAACTTTGTATATCTGTCATAAACAACTGCATTTTGTCCATACCCCCACTTTACTGCACCTGACATATCATTTGTAAACTTAAATAGATAGCCTAAAGAACTAGGATAAGACATAGCGTCTTTAGTAGTAACATAAAAGACATAGACATTATTATTGTATTCAGCGTGTAGCATAGTATATAATAGAAAAAGTGTGTTTTTATTTGGTATAAAGAAAAAGGGTAGCAATTAAGCCACCCTCATTCAAGAAATATATAAAAGAATACTAATTAAGATGTAACGATTGATCCAAAATTAAACCCTGCATTTGTAAAAGGACCTGTTGCGATTGGATAATCTGCTACCATAGGAAAAGGAGAAGCCTCCATTCCGTCAAATGTAAGAGTATATCCTCCTCTATCTCCCCAAGCTGCTCCTGAGTCCATAGTGCCTGCATTAAGTTCTAACCCATTAGTAACTCCTAAAGCAACTATAACATCTGTTCCTGAAGGTAATGTAGCATTTAATTGAGCAAAGCATACAAGTTTAGTTGCTCCTAAAAGTTTGATTTGATTTTGGTCTTCTTTTGTAAGTCTGTTAAGAATTACACTCAAAGAAGGAGTATAGTATATCGTTCCGTTCTCACGACTACCTACGATTGTATCTGTAAGACTAGCTACACCTAAAGGCATAGTATATCTGTATAAGTCATTAGAACCCATTTCTAAGTCAGTAACTTCTCCTGCTGTAACAGGAAGTCCTGTTGTTTCTATTGGTGCTGTAAATTGGTCGTAAACTCCGAAATAAACGAATTTTATTCCTCCACTGATTCTATTACAGTCGAGTCCCCTACCTTTTGTTAGTGCTGTACAAGCCATTTTTTTTGTTTTATTAGGTTAAGGGAGGAGAGGTTTTACCCCCTCCTTCCGTATTATTTATTTAATTACGATACAAGTACAACGTCAGCTCCAATACCTACTTGAACACCTCCACTGTAACGTGCTAATAATCTAATATTATCTGAACCATCTAAAGTAGCCATATCTAAAAGGTCAATTCTTGAAGTTTGGTCGCTTAACAAGTCAGTACCAAAGAATAAGTTACTTCTTTCTGCTGCTACTAAAACATCATTAGACTGTCCGTTACAAACTGCGATTTTTATTCCTTCAAATACTGCATCATAGTCTCCATTCATAGAGTAAGCATTCACATATCCTAAAGTAGAGATAGCTGAGATGTATAATCTGTAAGACTTAGGACTCATATAGATATGTAAGTCTTCTTTTGTGTAAACTGCTGTAGGGATAGATGCTGTACAGTTTTGTAAGTTTTCAATAATGTTAGTTGCTGAGTAAGCTGTTCCTGCTCCACCTACATTAGCTACATCAACTACAGTGTTACCTGCTTGTACTAATCTACCTACTGCTCCTCCTGTTACGAATCCTGTAAATTCTCCTGCTGTTAAGTCATTTCCTAACCATATAGAGTTTTCTGTTGCGTCTGCAATAGTTTCTCCAATGTAAGAAATTACATAGTCAGAAAAAGACGCAGGTGGTGGTGCGCCTGCTCCTGCTCTCATCTCTAAAGCTTCCCAAGAAGAAAGTAAAGTTTGTTTACATAAATCACTCTGAACCATTAAGTTCTTAGGCTTTAATATTGCCTCAGTCATTGTAAGTGTTCCTGCTAAGTTTACATCACAAGTTGCGTCCTGAACCATAGAAGCAGCCGACATCTTCTGTAGGTTACTTTGAAATTTAATATTTTCTATCATTGTTAAATACTCCATTGAGTTTGCTGAACGAAGTGCTTGACTCAGATAAAATCCTGCTGCTTTGCCCGCGAACGAGCTAGTTACATTTAATGCCATCTTTTTTTTTGTTTTTAGTTATTGTATAAGTTATAAAGGTATTTTTCCCTTCTTGTTAATTTTGATAATTCTCTTTTAGATAAAGAAACCTTAGTAGCTTCTGAACTAAATTTATTTGTATCTAAAGGTGCTGAAGCAGGAGATTCTGCTAATTCAGTCTTTAGTCTTTCGTTTTCTGCTTTTAATTCTGCAAACTCAACTACTTCTGTAGTCTTAATAGATTTTGGATTAGTAGAAGGTGCAACAACTTCTTCAGCCATTTCTTCAACCTCATCATCACCTCCGTCTTTATCTTCTTTTAGACTTGCAACTGCATCTTCTAAGTTTTGGATTCTTTTCTCCATTCCCTCCCAATCTGCAACGTCTGCATATTTTTTTTCTTCTTCTTCTTCAGCTAATTCTTCCTCAACTACTTCTTCAGTTTCAGTTTCCATAACTTCAGCAACGATACCTTCTTCTTCAACTCTAAAAGATACTCCTGTATCAGTCTTGTAAGTTCCAACAGGTAATAAGATAGTAGTACCATCTTCAGTTAAAACAGATATATCAACTCCTGCTTCTAATTCTTCAGCTGTTGAAACGAAAATAGTTCCGTCTTCACTTTTCGCTTGCCAAGCAAGAGAAACTTCTTCGCCTTTATCAAGACCAAGTGCTACCAATATTTGATTTTTTAAATCCATAGTTTTGTTTTAAGTTCTGTTATATAATAGAATAGTTATTGTTCTGTTTGATTTTTATAAAAGTGAGATTAATTTCTTTAAAACTTTAGCAGCTTCTCCTGTTGGTATTTTAACACCTAAGTCTTTAGCTGCTTTTTCTAAAGCGTTTAATTTCTTTTCTAAACTACTTCTTGTTTTAGCAGCCTTTCCTTTTGTTTTATCTAATCTTTTATTAATAGATTCTAAACTTTTACTGTTACCTTCTAAGGACGCTTCAGTTTCTTTAAGTTCTCTAATTGCTGTATTTTTATCGTCTTCTGCTGTATCTAACAATCTTAAAAATTTATCAAAATTGTCATCAGCTTTTTTCTTCACTGCCTCTCTTTTAGTTATAAGTTTTTCTGCTTGAACTATATTCTTTTCAAATACTTTAGTTCCTTCAATATCTCTAGTTATGTCAGGGATTAAATCTTTAGCTTGTTGAGTAAGTTTTTCTACATCATCAGCTAATCCTAAATCAATTCTACTAACCTTACTCATTTGAGTAATTCTATTTTTTATTACTAATTGATTAATAGCACTTAGTATTTGTTCTTGTGTTGGTTTCATATTATTTTATAATTTAAATCCTTGAGCTTTTTTTATTATAGATTTTATTTCACTTGACCACTCTTTAGCACCTGTTAGTCCTTTAGTAACATTTTTAGGTAAATCTACTCCTAATTCTTTTGCTTGTTTTTCTATTTTCTCACCCATTGTAACAACTGAATCTTGGTCTTTTTCCGAGTTTCTTAATGCTGAAATTAACTTAGGCAACTTACCTATCCAATCTTGAACATCTCCACCTGCATTAGTACCTGATTTTATAGCTTTTTTAGATAGCTTTTCAAAATCATCTATTAGCCCTAACTCAACCTTCTGAACACTTAACAATTCTTTTAGTGCTGTCTTAACTTCTTCGTTTGTAAATTCTTTCTTTTGCATTTGTTCAAATTTATTAGTAAAGTAGCCTTCTATTGAAAGACCTTTTAATTCTCCATCTTTTATCTTGCTCCAAATTTCATCATTGTCTATTTTGAGCTTTACCATCCAAGTCCCCACAGGAAGTGAAAATCCATAAAGTGTAGACTTATCTAACTTACTATCTTCTATTATCCAAGACTCAACAGTAAGTATTCCTGAAATTCTATCTTGGTGTTGGTAGGTTGCCTTGTGGTGATTGTTATGTTTTAAATAAAGTTCACTTGCTTTTCTAACTGTCGCTTTTGAGAAGAAAACGAAATAATCTGATGAAGTATTTGGATCGTGTCTGAAAATAGTTTTTTCAGGAATAAGAGCAGGAGAAATTAACATTCTCTTTTCCTCATCTACTTTAGCGAAAGTTAAGTTATTCTTTTCTTTTCCGAAAAAAACGAACTCAGATTCTATCGCAGGTGAGGTAACGAGCGATATAGCGTCAATTGCCAACTCCTCATTGTCTGCAATTATTAATTCTACTATTTTTGTTTCTTTCATATCTTCGTAATAGTCTTTATTATCTTCTTCACATTCGGCTTTTGTATCGTACTTACAAGAGCCTGTTTTTCCCCATTTAAATTTTCCGTTTGAACATTCTTCGCAAGGCATAATTATATGTCAAATTCTAAAGTATTACTTGATAAACTACTTAAATATTGTTTAGATTCTTTTATATTTGATATTGCTTTTTTAAACTCAGGAATATCACTTGTACTTATTCCTAATTCTTTTGTCTGTTTTTCTGCTTTAGATAACACCCCTTCAAGATATTGAATATTATTTTTTAAGTCTTGCTCAACTAAATCAACATATTTATTATAAAATCGTGCGTCTTTTGTTACACTTTGTATTACATCATTTACTTTTTTAGCTGCTGCTAAAACTTTATCAGCAGTATCTAATGTAGAGTTATTTGACTTTACTGCTCCATCTAAGTCTTGTATATATCCTAACTCTATTTTCTGTGCTTTCAAGTTAAACGCTTTGAAGTCTTTTACTTCTTTTTCGTATTCTGCAAATGTTTGTTTTCCTAATGGTGTTGGAGTGTTCATAGTTTTTGTTTAAGGTTTGATATTATATAATAGATATTAAGTTACTTTATTTGATTTTAGATTGTAGCTCTACGTCTTATATTTGCTAATTGGTTTTGACTGTTACTCATTTCGTCTGTAACTACAAAGGCCTTCATTGCTTCAGGTGCTACTCCTCCTGATATATCAAAAGCTCCTGACATCATTTGAGGTGCAGGTGTTGTTGGTGCTGCAACTGAACCTCCTCCTCCTGAACTTGGAACATCTGTTGCCATAATAGTTCTAACATTGTTAAGTCCTGCTGCTATTACTGCTGCTCCTGTTACAAAACCTACAGTACCTCCTTGTGCAAAGGCTTTATTCGCTCCTACATAAGTATCT